CCATCTTCTATTTGTAGTATAACCAAAAGTTCCTAATCCTCTTGCAAAGATTAAAGTATTCTCTGGATCAATTTCAATTGGTTTTTGGTATTTTGCTTCTCCAGATTCAGTTGGCATAACCACATTACCATCTTCATCAAAGTCAAGAGAATTTAAAAATATTTTTCCATTTTTTTCAGAAACGAAAAGGCCAGTATGTTCGACATTAAATAACTGAATACCAACTTTTTTTGCTACATCTATAAGTAACTTAAAATCTGGTCTAGTTTTTTTGCCAACATCACGAACTTCTTCATTTGAATTATTAAACACTACAAGTTTATATGGTTTAACTTCTTCTTCTGTAATAAATGATTTGAATTGTTCCAAAATTAAATTTCTCTCTTTTTGCCTATGTTATATTTAGTTTCAAGAGCCCATTCATCTTTTTCTTTGAATGAAATAATTTTAATCTGACTAAGAGGAGCAATAGGTTCTAGTTCTGCCTGAATCTCCACTAATCCCCAATCTTTTAATAATTTTGAGATTGTGTTGCGTCTTGCAATATCATTTTCTGATAAGTTAGTTTGTTTACCATCTAATGCAAACAGTTCTTTAAAGTGTACAATAAAGTACTTACCCTGTTTGTGTAGAATATGACATGATTGATATAGTATTTTTTCTTTTCTTGAAGCAACACCAATACGAGATAGAGTTTCTCGTACCTTTAGAAAATCGTCTGGTTCTTTTAAAACGACTTCAAGCATCTGCCCCTGTGTCCAATTAATGCTTTCCATTTCTTCCACCTTTATTCAAACTATCCTTGATAGCCTTTATCTGTTCATCATTAAGTATTTTAAGAGCTGACTTTGCTTTTTCGTTGTTGTAACCATAATACTCTTTAACATACTCTAGATTATTTAGTTTACTCGCCTTCAGCCAAGGAGTAAATCTTTTCCTTGTTCTTAGACTATTTAGTAAAAAATCAAATTGTAGTTTTTTATCAAGGTGGTTGTGGAGATTCATTTCGTTAACTAGGTGGATAGTATCTGGAAATGGTGCTAGACATTTGTTTACGATAAAAGCAGGATATTTCTTTTCCCACATTTCATCATCTGTGTCCATCAGAGGGTTTTTATCTGTGTTAATTTCTTTAAGGTAATCTTTCAGTTCATAGGTCATTTTTTACCTCCAAATCTTGCGTTTTTTAGTTCATTTAATGATGCAGACCATTTTTCTGTAAGTGATGGTGTAAACGCAAATTCTCTTTCTGGCAAGTAAAAGTAATTTCCTGAAATGATTATTCGTTCTTCGTCAATAGTGCTTTTAGAAACACTATGAGTAGTATCTGATGTAAAAATTATTAGCTGACCATCTTTAGGGTATATAGAAAATGGTTTATCTTTATACTTTTTTTTCTTTTTGTCGTATGCAAAAGTATTATCAAAAACTAATGGACTACTTCCTTTCGGTGTTTTTACAAAATATACAAAACTAATTGAACAGGGTAAATGAAAGTGTGGTGTAGCATAATCACCTTTACGATAAACAGCACCCCAACAATCTAGCAATATATGCTTATAAGGTTTTGTATCTTCACTTACTATTTCTGTGATTGCATCAGTTAGTTTTACTATTAATGGATGTTCCTGATGAAAACGCCAAGAAGTCATATCACATTTCAAGTTTGTTTTGTGATCCTGTAAATCGCCATTTGATTTAATTATTTCTGCGACCTTATCGTTAGGCACATTTTTTAAATTGTAAGTATCTATGGGCCTTGTTTCCTTACTTAAAAGGACATTTCTAATCATTTAAACTTTACCTGACCCATCAATTCTGTCATGCAAGCAAGCAGATTAATCTCTTGGTCAGATACAAATGCAGCCTTGTATTGATAATCAGCAATGATAACAACAGCATGAGGAATAGTACTAGCGTCCAAATTAGAATATAAACTATCGTAAATACGTCTGTATACACGCACAGGATCATTGTCTAAATTTTGTACAATCCATTTACGAACACTAGTAAACTCTTTATTTTTCAGAGATGTCATTAAATCGTTGATATTAGATTCAGATAAATTTACCAACACTCCTGCATCAATTTTACCTGATGAAGAATACCTTTGTAATTCATTTAACACTCTACGCCAGTCTGGGAAGAACTTGTTCATAAGTTCTGCAACAGGTTTAGGTTCAAACTCTACATTTTCTTTATTCAGAATATCCTTTGCTCTATCAAAGAAATCTCTTGCAAGTTTAGGTTTCTGGTCATTTGGAATTATAAAATCAATAACACTACAACGAGAATGTAATGGTGGTATCAATCGGTTCTTATAATTACAAGTAAGAATAAATCCACAGTTCTTGTGAAATTCTTCCATGAAACCACGCAGAGCTGGTTGAGTAGATTGTGCGTTAAGATAGTCTGCCTCATCTAAGATGATATACTTGCGTCCACCTTCGAGGGATACAGTAGATGCAAAGTTCTTAATTTTAGTTCTCAGGACATCAATACCAGATTCTTCTGAACCATTAATCATCATATATGTTGAACCAATTTCATCAAGCATAGCCTTAGCGACAGTAGTTTTACCTACGCCAGGCCCACCTGATAAAATTAGATTTGGTATATGTTTATTATTAACGAACTCAGAAAATGTGTCTTTTAAATCATCTGGTAAAATACAGTCGCTGATTTTTGTTGGGCGATATTGTTCCACCCATAAATATTTTTCCATTATATAGTGTACCTAAATTAAACAGTGTAAGTTGATTCGGGTTCAAGTGCAATCCAATATTCTATGTCAGTACTTTTATTTGTATAGTGACTAATATTTTTAGATGAAATCTCTACATCATAATTACCATCAAGAAGTTTCATATTTTCTACTTTAAAGTAGAAGTTAAACTCACCTTCACTTGTAGTATCAACATCAAGAGAATAATTATTAGCAGTATCATTCTTTTTATCTTTTACAGTAAGTGATGAACTAGAACCATCTTTTTCTAAAACCATATCAGGCGCACCAATTGCACCAGCTGCACGCTTTAGTCTAGATAAATCTTCACTACTCATAGTAAACTTCACTTCATTAGAAGGCATAGTAATCATTTTGTTAGGACTAGTTACAACAGATGGGTCAGAGTAAAAATACTTCATCTTGGTTGTAGGTTTGTTTTCTTCACTAATCATAACATAGTTATCACTGAAATCTAAAACAGGGCTTGTAAACAAAGACAATGCTCCTAGAAATTCATTCAAGTCATAGATTGCAATCTGTTGTGGAAATGTTTCTTCCACTTCAGCTTTAGCAACAATGTTTTTCATTGCAGACATTGTTGTTATTGTGTTTCCTTCCTTAATCACTAAATTTTGATTAATAGTCGAAAAGTTCTTCAATACAGAAGTTGTATAGTTACTTAGTTTCATTATTTAAATTCTCCAATTCATTGACGTATAATGCTATTATACCATAATGTATTACTTTTAGCAAGTCCTTTCTGTTCTTGCCATCTTTTTTTCCATAGCGTTGTGCATACTTGAGTATGTTCCCGATACAAAAACCTTCACCATGACCACCATCTATAATGAACTCTGTAGCTTGGAATTTATCCTTACTATAGTGTGCATCATAAGTGGAGTCAATATACTTCTTTAATTCATTTAAAGTAGCATCTTCATTATATTTGTACATCAATTACTCCATCATCTTCGAGAGGTACATCTGTTTGACCATACTTAAATTCTTTACTAGCAATGTCATCAATCTGTTGCATCACATCTTCTGTAAAGTATTTTTCTGGATTGTTGTTAATCGTCTTACCAAACTGTGTAGTGCCATCTGGTAATTCAATACGAGTTGATACTTGTTTGAAGATACCATGTTTGATTGCAAGTTCAAGCAATCCATAATATCTGTCTAATCCTGTTTCATACGATAAACGAACATCAACCATTTTGTTCTCAATAGTCAATCTTGACTTATGGTTTTTACAATGAACAATATTACCGACAACCTCTGTACCATTTTTATCTTTTTTCTTAGATAAGAATATAATAGATGAAGCTGCATATTTCAATCCAGAACCACCACCCATTTCTTTAGTTGGAAACATAGAACCCATTGAGTCGTATGTATGATTAGTAACAACCATAGGAACTTTTGCTCTACCAAGTTTCAAAGTCAATACTCTAAATGCAGCTTTAAGAACTTGAGCTCTTGTCATATCTCTGGTTTCTTTACCATCAGAAGTATCTTCTACTTCTTTGGTGGTAGATAACATTCCTAGAGAGTCAAGACAAAGCATGATTGGTCGTCTGTCTGATTCTTTCTTTGCAAGATATGAGTCTAACACTTTGAGTGCTTGAGTTCTAAATTCTTGTACAGTTGTTACAGGAATGATAACCATTCTTGTAGGATCAATACCTCTATCGACTACCATTGATTTTGTAATTGCACTTTCAGATTCAAAGTATAAAACTCCTGCCTCTGGATTTGCATCAAGAAAAGATTTACACATTCCCATCACGAAGAAAGTTTTACCTGTCGCTGACTCACCAGCTATTGCTGTAATCTTATTGTCAGGCAATCCACCATAGATACTACCAGAAAGTAATGCATTGAAAATATAACTTCCAGTGTCAATAAACGAATTGCAATCTCCTGCTTCTACACCATCACTGACTAGTGATGCATATTCGTTGCCTGTTTGTTTAATTATGTCTTTTAAAAAATCACTCATTAAATTTTGTCCTCAAGTTCTTCAAATTTGTTTACATTCAAATTAGCAGATAAAGTTCTGCGTTCACCTTTTCCAAAGAATGGATTTACAGAATGTCTTAACCATGATGGAAACATAAGTAAAGTTCCAACTTCTGGTTTTACATATTCTTCAGTTGCTGGTCTTAACATATTAAAATCACGCATACCATGAGTACCCCAATTAAAATATGTAAATCCATCTATTGCACCACTTGAACCATTTAGTCCACCAAATTCTTCAGTAGGATTTGGAAGAGCTGCAATTTGGTCTGGTACTTTCAGATATAGAATACACGACAGTCCAATAGGTGTTTTAGTGCCATGATCGTGTAAAGGATTATAGTCGCCTTCATAACTATGTACTGTCCACATACCATCCATTTCTGTTTTATAACATTCATCTTTTCGCACATTACTCATGTAGGTATTGCCAAGAGTTTGAATTAAACCACCCAACAGTTCACCAACATCAGAATCTTCGTGGGGAAACTCTAATTGCTTTGATTTTTTGTCACGATTAATTTGACCAACTAAATTTTTGGAAAAATCTTTATCTTCTGGAATAAGTGTTTGTTCAATATGCTCATTGATATCATTAATTACAGCAATTGGGATATCCACTTTCATCATGTTAAATGCAAGTTGTGGTCGCATTACAATTCCTAAACTTGTACCTTGTTTTGCTGGTATAGGTTCGCCTGTAGATTGTGGGTGAAACATATTATCTTTTGGAAGTTGATCTAATGTGTCATTCGTTTCGTGTTCTTCATAAACACTTCTATGACGCTGTGCAAAGTTTTTTCTATATCGTTTTGTTTTAGCTTCAAACAGAATATCTTCTTCTGACATTTCTGCCAGAGTCTTTTTGTTTGCACGATTTACATGTTTGAAATCATTTTCGGTAGGTACAATGGTTTCCCATTCTTCTGGAGTACATGGTGGTATGATATATTGGCCGTCTTTGGATTTTTCAGCCACCGCACCATCTTTTAATTCTCCAGAATTTAAGTCATATATTTCTGCCATAATATTTAATAACCTTTATCAATTTGTTCCATCTATAGTAACACAGAAATGGGGCTGTTGTCAACCCCATTTCTGATTTTTTTACTTCACTTCAATAAGTCTTGGTTTCTTTTCCTCTGGAACAATTTGTTCCAAAGTAACAGTCAAAAGACCATTATTTAATGACGCACCATTCACTACAATATCATCAGCAAGTGTAAACTGACGACTGAACTTTCTATAAGAAATGCCACGATGAATTGTTCCATCATCTTCAGCATCACTTTCTTTTACAGAACGAATAGTTAGTTTGCCATCTGCAATTTCAACTTCTACATCATCTTTACTGAAGCCTGCTAAGGCAAGTTCAATGACATGAATGTAGTCGTCTACTTTACGAATGTTATAAGGTGGGTATCCTGTAGATTGTTTTTGTAAGCTCTCGAAGTCTTTTAATCGACTAAATTGCCTTTCAAAACCTACAGTGTAAGGACTGAGTGCAGCCACTTGATCTAATAAACTCATACTAATATTTTTGCTTGTAACCATAATAGTTATCTCCTTTTAAATTTAAGCAAGATTATTGTGTGTGACCCTTTACGGCATCACCTATTATATATAAAGATTGTAACCATAGATTACAACCTTTTACATATAAAAGTAATATTTTAACCTTCTATATCTGGATTCCATATAACAACATTTTTTATTTTTAAACGATTCGCAAATATTTTATATCTTGACTGTTCTTTTTTCCACTCAATTAACCATTTGTGGCCATCGCGTTCTGCATCTACGAATACTGCATTTGTTATAACTAAAGGCACAATCACAGATAGATGAATAATTATACTTGCTACAGTGCTGTAATTCACTAACCCTAAATGAACTGAAGCAATAAACCCAAAAAATACACTCCAGATCATAAACAAAACTAGCATAAAATAAGCTTGTAATTTTGGACAAGGAACATATTTTAATGGATTATATTTCACATTCATAACAACTCTCCACAACGATACGGAGAGCATTATCATTCTTTTGAAGAAGTTTGGTTTTTTCATATTATCTCCTACTATGTCTATAATATTTTAAAAATCATATTCTGATTTAACTGATTCGTCATTATTTTTTTCTGATTGTTCCTCGTCTAAAGGATTTATACCAGCATCAATTTTAGAATAAAGGTCTAAAAATGAATCTTTAGTATCTTGATCGAATCTAGAAACACACAGTTCGATTGCTTTAGCCTTGTCTTTAAAGATTGCATTAGCTTTCACAATGTGATCTAAACGGCGAGTTGAGATAAGTTCATCAACACCACCATCATAGAAAGTTTTGCGAATTACTTCTGCCCAAGTTACTAGATTATCTGCAAAGTCTTCATCAACAGCACC